AACTTGTATGATAGACTTGCGTCTAGATATACAAAAGCATTAGCTAGATCTATGGCTAATACTAAACAAGTTAAAGCTGCTAACGTGTTAAACAATGCGTTTAACTCAAGCTACGCAGGTGGGGACAGTAAAGAGCTTTGTGCTACTAACCACCCTACTTTAGCTGGTACTTTCTCAAATGAGTTAGCAACTTCTGCTGACTTAAACGAGACTTCATTGGAGCAGTCTTTAATTGACATTGCTGCGTTCACTGATGAAAGAGGACTAAAAGTAGCTGCGAGAGGAATGAAATTAATCATCCCAAGTGAATTACAATTCACAGCGGAAAGATTAATGAAATCTTCTCAAAGAGTTGGTACTGCAGATAACGATATTAACGCTATCGCTTCAATGGGAATGATCCCTCAAGGTTATGTAGTTAACCACTATTTAACTGATTCAGATGCGTTCTTTATCAAAACTGACGTGCCTAACGGCTTAAAAATGTTCGTGAGATCACCTATCAATACAAAAATGGAAGGTGACTTCGACACTGGAAACATGAAATATAAAGCTAGAGAAAGATACAGCTTCGGTTGGTCTGATGCTAGAGGTATATTTGGTTCACCAGGAGCATAATAAATAATTTTGAAAGGCGGGCTTGACCCGCCTTTCATTTAAATATAAAAGGTGTGTCTATGAAAGAATTCCGAGTACAAATCAGAGCATATGGATATTATGGAAACTTCAAAGTAAAATCTGAAGACGATCCTATTTCTATTGAAAATGCAATAGTTGACAAACTAGGAAAAAATGATATTGTCTGGGAAGAAGAAGGTTTTTATAATCCTTCTCGTAAATATATAACTTATGAGGAAGTTATAAATAATGATGCAACAACATCTACAGGACCTATACAAACAGAAAAGGTCACTGGAACTGGAATGGGAGCAGGAGCATCTTAGTGAGGGTAGATATACCCTTAATATGGTTAAAATTGATCATAAAGTAAGAGAGGTCATAAACCATATAAAACAAGCTGAAGCTCAAAAAGCTCATCTTGAAAATAAGATTGAGAACTCTGCTGCCGAAGTTTCTGTAGCTACTTAGTAAAAAGCTACATCGTTGAATAAATTCAATTCACACTATATGCCCTCTTGCACTCTATTAAAAACTAGTATATAAATTACCTACTATACAAAACAAATTGGCATAGACGAGTATAGTCGACGGCCTAAAGACTATGTCAATATAATTAGGAGGATAAACTCATGGCAACAACTACATTTTCTGGTCCAATTAAAGCCGGAACAATTAAAGATACAACTGGAACTACTTTAGGTACAGATGTAAAAAATACAGGTCAAGTTGTAATGGCTCAATCACAAGCTGTTACTCAAGCTGACGGAACAACTAATATTGTTATTCCTGCAAACTCACAAATCGTAGCAATTGAATTATCAGTAACTGCAGTTTGGGATGGCGCAGCATCAACAGCAGGTATTGGTTGGACTGGCGATGCAACTGCTTTAACTGCAGCTGCAGCAGTAGCTGGTGGAACTCTTGGAATCATTTCTGCAACAGCAGGAGCTGACGCAACAAGAGTTGGAAACTGGGCTGACGTTGGAACAACTGATAGAAGAATTCTTGTAACTAACACTAACACAGGTGCTGGTACAGGTTTTATAACTGTTAGATACATCCAAAATAACAACCTAAGTTAATAAATAATTAATGTGGGTCTTCGGACCCACATAAAATTTTAGGAGATTAAAATATGAAATCAGATGTAAAAGCAGTAAGACAAAATACAGCTGGAACTATTTTTGCAGGAAGAACTAGATTAAGAGGAATTATTCTTTCTTCTGTAGCTGGTTCAGGTGCGGGAACTGTTATTCTTCAAGATAACACAAGCAGTACAACTTTATTTCAAGCAGATTGTCCTGATGGTGATGTGTTTGCATTTAATATTCCAGAAGATGGAATATTATTTCCAGGTGGAATTAAAAGTTCAACTTTAACTAACGCTACAGTAACTGTATTAATAGATAAATAGGAGGTTAGATGGCTACCTCTGGTACTACATCATTCGATCTTTCGATCGACGACATTATTGAAGAAGCATATGAAAGAACTTCAGTGCGTGGAATGCGTACTGGTTATCATTTAAAAAATGCTAGACGTTCATTAAATATTTTATTTTCTGAATGGGGCAATAGAGGTATTCATCTTTGGAAAGTAAAATTAGCATCTGTTCCTTTAGTACAAGGTCAAGCAGAATACAATTATGCTAATGATAATACAAATTTTCCAAATGATATTAATGATGTATTAGAAGCTTATATTAGAAATAATTCTACAGCTACCGCTCCAGTTGATACATCTTTATCAAAAATAGATAGATCAGATTATGCTGCTCTTCCTAATAAATTATCACAGGGAACTCCTTCACAATATTATGTTCAAAGAACAACTAGTCCAAGTATTTATTTATATCAAACACCAGGTTCATCTTTTTCTGGAGCTAGTTACCAATTAAAATTTTATTATCTTGCAAGAATTGAAGATGCTGGTGCATATACGAACACAGCAGATGTTGCATATAGATTTATTCCATCAATGGTTTCTGGATTAGCTTATTATTTAAGTATGAAAGTTTCACCAGAACTTACACAAAATTTAAAATTAATTTATGAAGATGAATTAAAGAGAGCTCTTGATGAAGATGGTCAAAGAACTTCTTTATTTATTTCACCACAAACATTCTATGGAGATGGAGTATAATGGCTAACTTTGCTAGAGGAAAATATTCACAAGCAATTTCAGACAGATCAGGACAAGCTTTTCCATACAAAGAAATGGTAAAAGAATGGAATGGTTCTTTTGTTCATTATTCAGAATATGAACCTAAACATCCACAACTTGATCCAAAACCTAGAGGAAATGATCCACAAGGTTTACAAAATGCTAGACCATCAAGAACAGAACCAGCTGTTGCAAGAATATTAACTTTAAATCCATTGACCACGACTAATTCTTCAACAACCATAAGTGTATTTGAAGAAGCTCATGGTAGAACAACCGGAGATACAGTTAGATTTAGAAATGCTGAAGGTGGATTTGGAATTACAGATTTAAATAATGTATCAGGTTTTACAATTACAGTAACTGATGTAGATAATTATACTTTTACATCTACAGATACAGCAAATCAATCAGGTAAAATAGGAGGCGGGGAAATTTCAGCAGGCCCTGTAACATTATCAGCATGAGTTATACATTTTCAAATTTAAAAACAGATATTAGAAATTATACAGAAGTAGATAGTTCTGTATTAAGTGATTCAGTTTTAACTACTATTATTAAAAATGCAGAAAACAGAATTTATAGAGAAGTGGATTCTGATGATAATAGATTTTATGCAACATCAAATTTACAAACTGGAAATAGATATGTAACCATTCCATCTGATTTAAGATTTATAAGATATGCACAGCTTACAGATTCATCTGGTAATCAAACTTATTTAGAACAAAGAGATACCTCTTTTATGGCAGAGTACTATGATACTCCTGGTACACAATCAGGATTACCTAAATATTATGCTAACTGGGATGCTAATTATTGGGTAGTGGCTCCTACACCGGACTCAACTTATTTAATTACTTTAGCATATACAAAACAACCAGATTCTATAACAACTTCTGACTCAGCAACTACTTATGTCAGCAATAAATATCAGGATTTACTTTTATATGCTTCTTTGGTAGAAACATATGGATACTTGAAAGGGCCTGTAGATATGTTACAATACTACGAACAGGCTTATGAAAAAGCAGCTTTATCGTATGCGACTGAACAACTTGGTCGTAGACGCCGAGACGAATATGAAGATGGTGTTATTCGTACTCCACTTAAATCTAAATCACCATCAGCTTAATAACAAGGAGATAAATAAATGGCTAATATAGTACCTGACTCTTTTAAAACAGACCTACTTGGTGGTGTGTTTGATTTTGATTCTGGCGGATCAACTTTCAAACTTGCACTTTATACATCATTAGCTG